GGTCTTCGTGATGCCGGACGGCGTCGTCATCAACCCGGCGAACTGGCAGACGATCCAGCTGATGAAAGACGCCAACGGCCAGTACTACGGGAGCGGCCCGTTCGCGCCGGCGGTGCAGGCGACGATCTGGGGCCTGCCCGCGGTGAAGACGCCGACCATCGCGGCCGGCACGGCGCTCGTCGGCGCCTTCCAGAGCTCGGCGCAGGTGTTCCGCAAGGGCGGCATCCGGGTAGAAGCGTCCAACTCACACAACGACTTCTTCCAGAAGAACCTCGTCGCGCTGCGCGCCGAGGAACGCCTCGCGCTGGCGGTCTATCGACCGGCCGCGTTCGGCACCGTCACCGGGCTGATCTGAGGCCATGCGCACCCGGATCCTGTGTCTCATCGGGATCGTCGTCCTCCTCCTGACCGCTGGCAGGGGGCCGGCGGTCAGGCCGCTCGTCGCGCAGAACGAAGGCGCGATCGCCAACGGCGCGACGACCCGCTCGTATCTCAGCGTCGGCGTCACGGAAGACGAAGCCGAGATCAAGGCGACGCCGGGGATCGTGCTCTCGATCACCGCCACGAACAGCAACGCCGCCGTCCGGTATTTGAAGTGTTACAACCTGACGGCGGCCAACGCGTCGCCGGGCACGTCCACACCCTGGCTGCGGCTCGCCATTCCGGCCGCGGTGACGGGCGGGGCGTTGCACGTGACCTTTCCCGTGGGGGCGGTGTTTTCGACCGCCCTGACCTGCGCGCTCGTGACGGGTGCCGCCGACAGCGACGCGACCGAAGTCGCCGCCAGCGAGGTCATGTACTTCCTCACGTTCAAGTAGGAGATCGCTGACATGGCTGATCCGCGCTACAACCCGACGTCCAATCGGATGGTCCGCAACGACACGGACAATCCGGGGACGCTGCAGGTCCGGCTACGTTTCACCGCGGCGCAGGTCAACGCCGGCGCGACCGTCGTGCCGGCCGTGCCGGGGTACGCCTACCGGCTCCTCGATGCGGAGCTGATCGCGATCGGCGGCGCGGCCGCGGGCGCGACGGACGTCCGGCTCCTCGGCACGCGCGCCGCCGGCTCGGTCGCGCTGCTGGTCGTCGCCGTCGCCGCCCTCACGCAGAGCGCGCTCGTGCGCGCCGGCGCGGCGAACGCGACGCTGCTCGCCGACGGCACGTCGCACACGCCGCTCGACGCGAACACCCCGATCACGATCGGCAAGACCGGCGGCTCACTGACCGGCGCGACCAGCGTCGACGTGATCTTGTCCTACGCGCTCGAATAGGGCGCCGTTTCAGCAGGAGGCATCCGTGGACACGAACCAAGATCAGCACCAGGCGACCGGCCAGCCGGCGCCGTCCGGCACGGCCGCGGGCCAGCGGCCGGCCACGACCACGGCCGGCGCGACGGTCGCCGGCGTGAGCGCGAATCAGCCGCGCGAGGGCGCCACGAAGGCGCAGAGCGAGATCGGCCCGGTCACCTACGGCGGCGCCAACGGCCCCGTCCTGCACGGCGCCGACGACGCCGAGACGAAGGCCGCCTACGCGGCCGGTCATCCGGCGCAGGCCCGGCAGCCGCAGGCCGCCAGCCAGGCGTCCGGGACGTCCGGGACCGCGTCGCCGCCGCAGACGCGCGTGCGGATGACGAAGGATTACGCCGGCCACCAGGCGGGCTCGGAGGCCAGCGTCGACGACCAGATGCGCGACGCGTGGGTCGCGGCCGGCGTCGCCGAGGTCGTCCAGGAGTAGGGGCGATGCCCTTCTGGCGAGAGGATCCCGGCCCGTGCCCGATCTGCGGTGTGCCACATACGGCGTGCACCGCCGATCGGGGCCCGGTGATGGTGCAGCAGCTGCCGGCGCGCGATGCGATGGCCGAGGCCGAGATCGCGCCGCCGCCACCGGAGGAGACGATCACGACCGCGACGTATCGCGGCACACCGCGACGACCGGCGCGGCGGTGAGCTGATGGTCCTTCCCGCAGACGACGGCGCCGCGGCGTCGCTCCAGGTCGGCGACCTGCTGCGGATCTCGGTCGCCCTGGTCCGCCAGTGGGCGGAAGTCGATACGGGGTTCCGGTCGCCGCTCGTCCGCGTGAAGGCGATCCGGCGCGACGCCGCGAACGAAGTCGAGCTCGTGCTCGAGCCGATCCACGCGTTCGTCGTGCCACGGGGGAGCGATCCGATGACCGACCACCAGAAAAAACCGGACGTCAGCCAGGCGGCTCAGACGAGCGGGCCCGGCGGCGGCCTGACCCGCATCCGCATGCTGCGCGACGACAACGCGTACCGCACCGGGCAGACGGTCGACGTGCCCGAGGGCGAGGCGCAGCGCCTGGTCCAGGCCGGCGCCGCCGAGCTCGTCACGCCGTTCTAGGCGATGAACCTGCTCGAGCTCCTGATCGTGCTGATCCTCATCCTGTGGCTGACGGGCGCCTTCGTGGTGCCCGTCGGCGGGTCGCTGATCCATCTCCTGCTCGTCGTCGTGATCGTCTTGATCCTGGTGCGACTGCTGCAGGGACGCGCGATCTGATGGGCCTGTTTATCCAACCGCCGTTCTGGGCCGTCGGCTACGGCCGGGCGAACGTCGCCCCGCATATGACGGTGACGTTGGTCGGGTCTCCGGCCGCCGATCCGATCGATCTCGCCACGGCGAAGCTGTACGCGCGCCTGGCACCGACGGACCTGAGCCTCGACACGATTCTGCCGGGCGTCATCACCACCATGCGGCGCCGCGTGGAACGTGACGCCGGCGTGCTGATCGGCGCCGCGACCGAAACCTATGACGTCGCGTTCGATGCATGGCCGTGCGACCGGACGCCGATCGCGTTACCCTGGCGGCCGGTCGTCTCGATCACCTCGGTCAAGGTCTACGACAGCGCCGGCATCGGCCAAACCGTCGACCCGTCGAACTACCTCCTGGATCCGTCCAGCGACGCCCCCACGCCGGCGCGGCTTGGTCTGACGACCAGCGGCGCGTGGCCGACCGATCGCCGACCCTTCCAGCCCTACGTGGTCCGCCTCGTCGCCGGGTACGCCACCGTCGACGCGATCCCGAAGTCACTCACGCATGCGCTCGGCCTCCTCGTCGCCGCCTACGTGAACAAGGATGCGCTCGGGGAGTACGACGACGCGATCGCCGGCTATCGGCTGGTGACGGTGGCGTGACATGGCGACCAAGCCTGGCGCGTTCCGCGAGCAGCTCGTCGTCCAGGAGAACGCGCCCGACCCGATCGGCGTGGCGAGCCTGACCCGGACGTCGACGACCGCGACCGCGACGACCGCGTCGCCGCATACCTACACGACGGGCGACTTCGTCACGGTCGCCGGCGCGACGCCGGCGGGCTACAACGGCAAGGTCAAGATCACCGTGACGGGCCCGTCGACGTTCACCTACGTCGTCAACGGCGCGCTCGTCACGCCCGCGACCGGCACGATCACCGTCGTGTACAACTCGAACGCCCAAGGTCAGGTCGTCAGCGGCTGGGCCGACTTCGCGACGATCTTCGCCGAGCAGCTCTTCGTGCGCGCGTTCGAGAAGCTGCAGGCGCAGGCGCTCCAGGGGCAACTGGACTATCGCTTCCGGACGTTCACGCGCGCGGACATCACCGTCGAGATGCGCGCCCGGTGGACGCCGGCCTGGCCGCCAGGCGCGCCAGAACACACGCTCGAGATTCACGGCGTCACGCCAGACGCCGACGGCCGGCAGTACATGCTGATCGACTGCGGGGAGATCCGCTGATGGCCTATCAGCTGCCGCTGACCGCCGTCGGCGATGCCGCGTACGCGCTCTTCCAGGACGCGACGCTCCAGCAGCTCGCCAGCGGCGGGGTCTTCACCGACGTACCGGAAAGCCCGTCGTATCCGTTCCTGTGGTTCGAAGTGCTGCACGAGGCCAATGAGGGCGGCCTCGGGACGCAGCCCGGGCGCGGGTCGATGCCGCACGTGACGTTGCGGCTGCATCTGTTTCAGGGTGAGGGCGGCGCGCTGCGCGACGCGCAGGTCGCGATGGCGCGGGCCATTCAACTGCTGTTTCCGGCTGGCGACGCGACGCCGGCGCTCGCGCTCGACGGCTACACGCTCTGCAGCAACCGGCCCTTGCCCGAGATCCAGACGATTCCGCTGCCGTTCGAAGAATTGAACGGCGTCAAGGTGCAGGAGCTCGTCACCAACGTCGATCTGATCCTCGAGGAGGTCGTGTCGTGACGCTCAACGTCCATCGTCGCCGAGATTGGCGTCGTTGTCGCGTGACGCGTGTCTGGCTCGATGGCGTTGAGGTCACCAATCGGTGTTTCTACGCTGATGGACGGCGCGGTGTGGTCCGGCTTTACAGGCTGAATGCTGAGGGCCGCAAATTCATTCAGCCGATTCTCAATGCGCCGCATTGGGCGGTGCCGCGCCGCGTCGCCACTGAAGAGCGACGTGGACATGTGCACTTCGGGAATGTGTGATGCCGGACGAACCGACACCGCCGACGATCCTCGACGGCCGCGGGCGGCCGGCGCGCGCCAGCGTCGAGACGCCGCGCTGCCCGCGGTGCCGCGTCGAGTCGCCGCGGGGCGATGAATCGAGGCGCGTGCGCTCGGGCGGGTTCGGCGACGACGTCCACGACGTCTGCCTGAAGTGTGGGTACGAATTCCTCGGAGAGCTGACCGTATGACCGAGTCGCTCGACGGCCACGACTACCGCGCGCGCCGCCGCATTGCGGACGCCGAGAATGTCACGCTCGCCGAGAAGGGCGCGACCTGCGAGCACGTCCCGCCCGAGGCGCTGCCGTCGCTGCTCGAGGCGGGCGATATCGAGCGGGCGGTCGAACGCCGCGCCGCGACGCCCAGCGAGGATCGCTGATGGCCAAGTACGGATCACCGTCGTTCGCGGTCTTCCTGGTGGATGGCTACTCGCTGCTGTCGGCGAAGCTGCAAGAGGTCGCCGAAGCCGTCGAGATCGAGCTCGAACCCAGCGACGGGCTCGGCGACGTCTGGCGTGAGCGCGCGCCGACCGGGATGCGCACGGCGACGCTCGAGCAGAGCGGCGCCTTCTTCGATACCACCGCGAACGGCATCCACGCGGCGCTCAGCGGCATGCCCGCGACCGAACGGATCGTCGCCTGGGCGCTGGCGGACAACGTCGTCGGCAGCATCTTCACGGCCGTGAAGGGCGCCTTCGTCAGTACCTACCGCGCGATCTCGACCGTCGGCAAGCTGACGAAGGCGGATGTCGTCTATGCGGTGACCGGGGCGCTCGACGAGGGCGTCATCCTCGCGGCGCACGGCCCGCAGACCGTGGACTGGACGGGCACCGCGATCGACAACGGGGCGAGCTCGGCCAACGGCGGTGTCGGGTACCTGCTGGTCTCGGCGTTCAGCGGCCTCACCGGGGCCATCGTCACGATTCAGCACTCGCCCGACAACTCGACGTGGGCGGACCTCGTCACGTTCACCAACGTGACCGCGGCGCCGGCGAAGCAGCGGATCGAAGTCGGCGGGACGGTGAATCGGTACCTTCGCGCGAACGGTGACGTCACCGGCACGGGCAGCCTGACGCCGTTCATCGGCTTCGCCCGTGCCGCATAGGAGCAGCGCATGGCTGTAGGCAAGCAGAGCTCGTCCTCCGTCACCGTCACCTACGACGACAGCGCGGGCGCGCCGCAGGTGATCACCGGCTTCATCATGGAAATGGACGGCGCCGAGATCGAGATGGAGCTCGAATCCTCGGAATCGTTCGGCGACATCTGGCGCGAGAAGACACCGACGGGCATGTGGACGAGCCCGCCGATCGTCCTCAAAGGTCACTTCGACACGACGGCGACGACCGGTCCGCACGTCGTGCTGAAGCCGGGCACGGCCGACTCACTGCCCAACGCGTCGACACGCACGCTCGCGATCGCCTGGGGCGACAGCAAGACGTTCACGGTCGAAACGCGCCTGAACAAGTACCGCGTGATCGCGACCAACGGGAAGCTGACGCGGTTCGAGGCGACGGTGACGCCGACCGGCGCGTCCGTCTGGGCCTAGGCGGCCGATGTCGATCTTCGCGTCGCAGACGCAGTCGGATCCGATTCCGCTGCCCATGGATCCGCCGCATTGGGTGCTGGTCCGGAAGCTCACGGCGCGCGAAACCGAGCGCGCGCAGGAAGGGCATCGCGAGAGCCTGCTCACCGGCAGCACCCGATCCTGGGCCGTCGCCTTTCGTCGCATGCTCGAGAAGGGCGCGCAGGATCCCGAGGTGCTGCAGGCCATCGCCGATCCGTTGACCGGCTACGACCGGTACGCGCTCGTCCGCGCCGGCCTCGTCGCGTGGAGCTATCCGCAGACCCTCACGCCGATCGCCGCGAAGGCGGCCGGCGACGGGGCGCCGGCGCCAGCCTACGACGCGATCGAGGACCTCGATGATGACGCCGTCGACTTCATCGCGCGCGAGGTCCTGCGGCTGACGAAGCCGAGCCTCTTCCATCAGTCCGCCGCGGACGTCGAGGCGGAAAAAAAAACGCCTGACGCAGCTGCATCGAGCGCTCGATGGGAACGGGCCGGTGCCGTTTGAGCACTACATCGGCCAGCTGTGCGAGGAGTTTCGCTGCCTGCCGTCTGCCGCCTGGCGCGAGGTGCAGCGGCTGCCGGTCGGGTTTCTGCTGCAGATCATCGAGTACCGCCGGTACGCGGATGCGTATGCGGCGAACGCCGCCCGGATGCCAGACCGAGAACACTCCGAGCTCCGGATGATCGCGACCGAGATCGAGCACGAGCTCGCAGCCGAGGAGATCGAGGCGCGCAATGGCGAATAAGGTGATCGTCACGGTGGACGCGGGCGACTTCCTCGATCGGCTCGACAGTGTGCCGGACGCGCTCCGGGTCGCCTTGAACGAGGCGTCGAAGACAACCGCCAACCGAATCGCGACAGAGGCGCGCTCGCGCATTCGCCGGCGCACGGGGCGGACCGCGGCGGCCATCACCGTCGCACTGGCCTATCGGGGCGACGGCTACGTCGTGTACGTCGGCGCGCCGCGGACCTTCGTCGGCCGCTTCCTGGAATACGGCACGAAATTCATGAGCCCGAAACCCTTCCTGTTTGCGAGCGCGCGGCTCGAGGAGGCGGAGCACCAGCAGCGCATCGTCGAGGCCGTCCTGCGGGTCCTGGACGAGAAGGGCCTGGGCGAGTAGATGGCGAGCG